ACTATCAACTATGGACATAAAGAAAACAAAACTACTACTACTTGAAGCCGCTGAAAATTCAATCAACGAGCTTATAAAAGTAATGAATAAAAAAATGAACTCTGAAGAGATAGATCCTGAAAAGGTAAAAGTATCTGCTTCAGCTTATAGACTTGCAATGGATGACGCAATGGCTATGATAGATAAAGTAGAAGAACTTAAAGCTACAGGTAAGAGTAACAAAGACACTAACAATGATTTTTTTGGTGTTGAGTCTCAAGTTAAATAATGTATAAACAAGATTTATACTCAGTACAAACATCTCACTTGCAACAGAAGTATGTTAAAAAATTGAATAAATCCAAGTCATTCAAATATGGATTTAATGAAGATTTAGACTGCATCGTTATAAGTAAGAACGGACAGATAGGTGAAATATATGCTATACAAGGTTTAAAAATTGCATTACCACCTGAACCAAAACAAATTGAATCTAATAGCAATGTTCCAGAGGAACAAGTTTTCACACGGACTAAGAAACCTGAGACGCTTGATAAAATAAAAACATTATATGATTTTAAAAAGTATCCAGAAAATATTAAAGAAAAGTACTACGATTATATTAGTAATGAGTATAATAAGCGTAGCGATGGTCACTGGTTCATGTGCAACGGTGAAGCTCAATACATTACCGGTTCGCACTATATCTACCTCAACTGGACTAAGATTGACATTGGGTTACCCGACTTTAGACAAGCAAATAGGATATTATACTTATTCTGGGAGGCATGTTGTGCAGATTCAAGAAGTTATGGAATGTGTTACCTTAAGAACAGAAGGTCCGGGTTTAGCTTCATGGCAAGCTCAGAGACTGTTAACCAGGCTACATTATCTAGAGACTCTAGATTTGGGATCTTATCAAAGTCAGGTGGAGATGCTAAAAAGATGTTTACGGACAAAGTTGTACCAATATCAACAAATTACCCATTCTTTTTTAAACCAACACAGGACGGAATGGAACGTCCAAAGACGGAGTTATCATACAAGGTACCGTCAAAGAGGCTCACTCGTAACTCCATTAAGGAGAACGCGGATGAGACCGACCAGCTCGGCCTTGACACCACGATCGACTGGAAGAACACAGGGGACAACTCGTATGATGGAGAGAAACTTAAACTCCTCGTCCACGATGAATCGGGTAAGTGGGAAAGACCAGACAACATCCTCAACAACTGGAGGGTCACGAAAACGTGTCTTAGACTCGGAGCAAGAATAGTTGGTAAATGCATGATGGGTTCAACCTCTAATGCAATTAAAAAAGGCGGTGGGAATTTTAAAAAACTATATTATGATTCAGACGTCAACAAGCGAAATCGCAATGGGCAGACTGCTAGTGGATTATATTCTTTGTTCATACCTATGGAATGGAATTACGAAGGATTCATTGATAAATATGGATTTCCTGTCTTCGATAATCCAGAAAAACCAATCGAAGGAATCGACGGAGAGCTTATCTACTCTGGAGTTATCGAGCATTGGGAGAATGAAGCAGATGGACTTAGAGATAACAACGATGGATTAAATGAATACTACAGACAGTTTCCCAGAACAGAGAAACATGCTTTCAGAGATGAAATAGCAAAGTCTTTATTTAACCTTAATAAGATATACGAACAAACTGATTTTAACGAAGATTTAACCAAAGAAGGTTATGTAACCACTGGATCATTTAGTTGGAAAAATGGTGTTAAAGATTCTGAAGTTCTATTTTCTCCAAATAAGAGTGGTAGATTTAGATTGTCTTGGATACCCCCTGTGAGTATGCAAAACAATATTGTTATAAAGAACGGCATAAAGTATCCGGGCAATAAAGACATGGGTGCTTTCGGCTGTGATAGTTATGATATTAGTGGTACGACTGATGGCAGTGGATCTAATGGAGCACTACACGGTTTAACAGCTTACAGTATGCTAGCAGAAGTTCCTAACAGTCAATTCTTTTTAGAATATATAGCTAGACCACAAACCGCTGAAATATTTTTTGAAGATGTTTTAATGGCAATGATATTTTATGGAATGCCTATATTAGCGGAAAACAATAAGCCCAGGCTATTGTACCACATAAAAAGGCGAGGTTATCGAGGTTACTCAATGAATCGGCCTGATAAAGCACGTAGCAAATTATCTGTTACTGAAAAAGAACTAGGTGGTATACCAAACTCTTCTGAAGATATTAAACAGGCACACGCTGCTGCAATAGAAAGTTATATAGAAGATCACGTAGGTTTAAAAGAATCTGGTGATTATGGTAAAATGTATTTCCAAAGAACGCTCGAAGATTGGGCTGGGTTTGATATTAATAATAGAACAAAATTTGATGCATCTATAAGCTCTGGCTTAGCTATAATGGCTTGCCAAAGACATTTATACGCATCAAAAACAGCTAGAGAAGTTAAAAAAATTGATTTTGGTTTTTCTAAGTATACTAACACAGGACCAAATAGTAAAATAATAAAATAGAAATGGCAGAAGCTAAAGGACAAGTTACTCAATTTCCCAGCCAATCGGTTGATGATGCTACGAAATCTAGCATGGACTACGGACTGGAAGTGGCAAGAGGTATCCACAACGAATGGTTTAAAAAACATACGGGCAGTGGCAGATTCTCAGAATCTAAAAGAAACTTTCATAAGTTAAGGTTGTATGCTAGAGGAGAACAATCTATTTCTAAGTATAAAGATGAATTTTCAGTAAACGGAGATTTATCGTATTTAAATTTAGACTGGACTCCAGTACCTATTATTCCTAAATTTGTAGATATAGTAGTGAACGGCATGCAAGATAGACTTTTTACTATCAAAGCTTTTGCTCAGGATCCAACATCAGTAAAAGAAAGAACTGATTTTGTAGACTTCATATTAGAGGATATGAATTCACAAGAAATGATTAATGATATTGAGTCTACGTTGGGTATCAATACTAGGAACGTAAAATCAGAAGATTTACCGTCGAATGCTGAAGAGCTGGAGTTGCACATGCAGCTAGGTTATAAGCAAAGCATTGAAGTAGCTATAGAACAAGCTATCGATAATGTTTTTAAAAGAAATAAATACCACGAGCTTAAAAAACGTTTAGATTATGACCAAACAGTTATTGGCATATCCTGTGCGAAACATACTTTTAATAATACAGATGGTGTTAATCTTGAATACGTAGACCCTGCTAATTTAGTCTATTCTTACACAGAAGATCCTAATTTTGAAGATGTATATTATTTTGGTGAAGTAAAAGAAATTACTTCGAACGAGCTTAAGAAACAATTTCCTGACATTTCCGACGAGGACTTTAAAGACCTTGTTGAAAAATCTAACGGCAGCCACTTAGATGACAGCACAGGTTCAGATAAGAATTCACTATCGGTCATGTATTTTAATTGGAAGACATGGGAAAAGAGCGTTCACAAAATTAAAGAAACTTCTACTGGAGCTAGTAAGGCTATTAAAAAAGATGATACTTTCAACCCGCCTAAGGACCAAAGGAATAGATTTGAAAAAGTTGCACAAGCTAGAGAAGTTATATATGAGGGGGTACAGGTATTAGGCTCTGACAAGATACTGAAGTGGGAAAAAGCATCAAATATGGTTCGACCTGATTCAAATACGAATCTAGTAATGATGAACTACGTTGCTAGTGCTCCTAGAATGTACAAGGGTAATATTGAAAGTTTAGTTAGTAGAATGGTTACATATGCTGATTTGATTCAACTAACTCATTTAAAGTTACAGCAAGTGCTCCAAAGAATGACGCCTTCAGGTGTATATATTGACGCAGACGGTTTAGCTGAGATTGATTTAGGCAACGGAACAAACTACAATCCACAAGAGGCTCTTAATTTATATTTCCAAACAGGTTCTGTTATTGGTAGATCAATGACAGTAGATGGGGAAATGAATGCAGGAAAAATACCAATACAAGAATTGCCAGGAGGTGGCGGTCAACAATCAGCCCTACTTATACAAGCGTATAACTATTACTTGAACATGATTAGAGATGTTACCGGCTTAAATGAAGCTAGGGACGGATCTGACCCGGACCAGTATGCACTTGTTGGCGTTCAAAAATTAGCTGCTGCTAATTCAAATACAGCTACAAGGCATATACTGCATAGTTCTCTATACATTACAAGCACTTTAGGCGAAGCAATTGCCGTAAGGTTAAAAGATATAATGGAGTTCCACCCCCAAAGAGACGCTTTAGTAAGCGGAATTGGTAGGTTTAGTGTTGGTGCATTAAAGGAGTTAGACAGATTACATTTGCATGACTTCGCTATATTCTTAGAACTAGATCCTGATGAAGACGAAAAGCAACTTGTTGAAAACAACATACAGTTAGCTTTATCAAGAGATCAAATACAATTAGAAGATGTTATTGACGTAAGGCAAGTTAAAAATATAAAGCTAGCAAATCAATTACTAAAATATAGAAGAGCTAAAAAATTAGCATTTGACCAAGAAAAAGCGGAAAGAAATATCGCCGCTCAATCTGAAGCTAATGGTAAAGCTGCTCAAATGGCTGAAATGGCAAAAGCACAAGCTGAAACCATTAAAACAGAATCTAAGATTAAGTTATCTCAAGCTCAAGTACAGTTTGATATTAAAATGCTCGAAGTTGAAGCTCAAACTAAAAGAGAACTAATGCAGTTTGAATTTGATTTGAATGTTAAGTTGAAAAGTATGGAATTAGAAGCTAAAAAAGAAATAGCTTCTGGTAAAATAACAGAGTCCGACATAACAGGCCCACCTTCAACACCTAAACCGCAAAAATCTTTTGAATCTAAAGGTAACGACGTATTAGGGGGCATTGATATGAGCAGATTTAGTCCAAGTTAAAAAAAATACTAACTATTATATATTATTAAATTATGAGTGAATGGAAAATTAAAGGAGCTGTTGATGCAGAAGAAAGCAAATCAGCTCAGGAACAAGAGCAAGCAGTATTAGACAATGCTGTTGAAAAAGGTGAAATAGCCCCAGAGTCCGCTGGAAAAAATGAAGACGAAGTTCCGGTAATAAACCTAGACGAAGTCAACAAGACAGCTGAGCCTGCGGAAAAAGAAGAAACTGTTGAAGCAGAAGCAAAGGAAACTGTTGAAACAGAGGCGGTAATTACCTCTGAACAAGAAACAGAGGTAGAGGATGCCCCGTTAGAGCTAATAACTGACGAAGAAGAAGAAGCACAGCCGCAAGATAGCAGTCCTAAAGTAGACCAAAGAGTTGCCGAAGCAAATGTGCAACAGCAAGTCGAATTACCTGAAAACGTAGACAAGCTAGTAAAGTTTATGCAGGAAACAGGTGGTACAGTAGAAGACTACGTAAACCTTAATAGAGACATTTCTGCATATGAAGACGGAGATGTATTAAGAGAGTACTATAAACAAGCAAAACCTTGGGACACACAGGACATCACGGAGTACATGGAAGATCAATTTACTTATGATGACGATGACGACCCAAGAGAAATACGTTCTAAGAAAAGAGCGTTTAAAGAAGAGTTATACAATGCTAGAGAGTACCTCAAAGGTAATAAAGAGAAATATTATGCTGATCTCAAGTTGAGAAAGCAAGACGATATTCCTAAAGAATACCAAGAGGCTTTACAGCATTATGACACATATAAACAGAACACTGAATCAAGCGCACAATTAACACAAACTTTTTTACAAAAAACTGATCAAGTTTTTAGTGAATCTTTTAAAGGTTTTGATTTTCAAGTTGGAGACAATAAATACCGAT